ATTATACCCGTTATTTTCTAAACCAGTCTATGTAAAAAAATTAGATATAGACTGTAAAAAAATAGTTTCTTTAATAAATAAAAATTTTGAACAAGCGGGTGTTAAGGACAATATTAATAGCAACGTAAGTAATATAACTTCTGCTTCTAAAGATAAAAATGTTTTAGATAAGAAAAAACTTAAATTTTTAAAAGATGTAGTATTAAATGAGTTAAGTTTTTATACAAAAGAAATATTGAGGTATACTAATAAGTTTAAAATGACAACTTCATGGTTTACTAAAAGTGAACCTAACCAACAATCTAATTATCATTCACATACCAACTCTATGTATAGTGGTGTATTATACTTACAAGCGTCTAAAGATTCTGGAAATATAAGTTTTACGGACTATAGAAACAATAGCATGTTTAATCTAACAGCTACAAACTACAACGTATATAATAGTTTAGAATATTATTTTAGAACAGAGCCGGGCCTTATAATAATATTTCCTAGTGAAATGCATCACAAAATACTTACCAACAAAAGTAACACAATAAGATACTCTTTAGCTTTTAACTGTATTCCTACGGGTGATATCAACCATAAAAATTCTGATTCTTTTTTAAAAATATGAGTGCTCTTAGATATTGGATTTGGCCACCGCAGTTTGACGATAAAGAAATTAAAACATATAATAAATTTATTGATCACAATTATTTAAAATTAGAACCAAAAGAAGGATCTGCTCGTGGTTCTTCAGGCAAGAGATTGAAACAAGAAAGACACACAAAATTAATAGAATGGCAAAAGATAAAACCTTATTTTAAAAAAGTGTATGGATATGCAGAAGAGATTATTACACACGAGTTTGGTTATATGATTTTTAAAATGGCAGATGATAGACTTATAAATTTTGCAACATATACTTCAAAAGAAAAAGACTATTATGGTTGGCATGTAGATAGAAGTCCCGAAGGTAAAAACTTTGATGTCAAGGGCACGTTGCTTATTAATATGTCTGATACTTCTTACAAAGGTGGAGACTTGAGATTATTTAATCAAGGACCAGAGACCGTTAAAGATTTTAAAGAACCAGGATCCATGATATTATTTGATGGTTTTATGAGTCATGAAGTTACACCCATTACTCAGGGAACAAGGAAAACAATAGCTATTTTTATAACAGGTCCAAAATGGAGATAAAAAATATAACAACAGACTTTATAATATCTACGGTCAAAGACCACAAGAAACATAAAAAAATACTTTTAGATTTAATTGATAAAATGCCATTTAGTCAATCACAGCAAAATAGTAAATCCGATTGGTTATTACCTTTAGAACAAGAGAGAAAGTATTTAGATTATTTTTATAGAAACGTAATAGATGAACCGATGGATAGAATGCAGGATTATTTTAAAGCAAATCAATGGCACATATCAAACGCTTGGTTTCAACAATATCATGATGGGGCCCATCACATATACCACAACCATGAGAAAACAAATTGGGCTAATGTATATTTCTTAGAAATGCCCTCTACTAAGTACAGAACTCAAATAAAAGTAAGGGGCAAGATCTTTAAATACGAGGCTAAGGAAGGACAAGTAATAACTTTTCCAGCTCATTTATTACATAGTGCTCCTAGTATAGACAAAAAAAGAAAGACCGTAATAGCTTTTAATTCTAATTTTAGCTATTACTAGCCATTACAAAATAGCTAGATTTACACGAGATATAATATATAGTATAGAGTGCTAATATATTAGGATAAATATGCTACAAAAACTAGGTTTTTTACCCGGATTCAACAAACAAGTTACAGAAACTGGAGCCGAAGGGCAGTGGTTTGATGGCGACAATGTTAGGTTTAGATACGGCACCCCTGAGAAAATAGGGGGATGGCAGCAACTTGGTAATGATAAATTAACAGGTGCAGGCCGTGCCCTACATCACTGGGACAATGGCGCAGGAATCAAATATGCAGCCATAGGAACCAACAGAATTTTATATGTTTATTCAGGGGGGACTTATTACGACATTCATCCCATCAGAGCCACTCTAACTGGATCAAAGTTCGAGAGTACTTCCAGTTCTACCACTGTCACTGTAACAACCACAACCAGTCATGGTCTACTTGATGATGATATTGTTCTGTTTGATGCTGTCAGTGGAGTACCTGCGGGATCCACTTATAGTAATGCAACTTTTGAAGATAAAAAATTTATGGTAGCGTCTGTTCCTACAGCTACTACTTTTACCATTACAATGGATACAGCTGAATCGGGGACACCTTTAACTACAAGTGATGGCAACAGTGCTTCAGCATTATGTTATTATAGTGTAGGGCCTTCTCAACAATTAGGAGGTTATGGTTGGGGTACAGCTAACTTTGGCGGAACTGCCTCTGGTCCAGCGACAACTACTTTGGCGACAGCGTTAACCAATACAACTACAACGGATATTGTATTAACAAATTCTTCAGCCTTTCCAAGTGCAGGAGAAATTAGAATTGGAACGGAAGATATTAGTTTTACTAATAATGATACCGGTACCAATACTTTAAGTGGGGGTGCGAGAGGAGTTAATGGAACAACAAAAGCAACACACCTTGCCGGTGTAACGGTAACAGATATTTCTTCTTATGTAGCATGGGGAGAAGCTTCTTCTTCTGACTATACACTTGATCCAGGTTTATGGGTATTAGATAATTATGGAACAAAATTAATTGCACTTATTTATAATGGTAAATGCTTTGAATGGGATTCAGCACCTACAAATGCAACCGCAATAAGAGCGACTGTCATAGCAAACGCACCAACGGCTTCACGTCATGTATTAGTATCTACACCCGATAGACACTTAGTGTTTTTTGGAACAGAAACTACAGTGGGAGATACTAGTACTCAAGACGATATGTTTATTAGATTCTCGGACCAAGAAAGCATTGACGCAACAGATTCTTATACAGTAACAGCCAATAATACCGCGGGTACACAGAGACTTGCTGATGGCTCCAAAATTATGGGCGCTGTTAAAGGTAGAGATGCCATTTATGTTTGGACAGATACCGCATTGTTCCTAATGAAATTCGTAGGACAACCCTTTACCTTCTCTTTTGAACAAGTAGGAACTAACTGTGGATTAATAGGTAAATACGCTAACGTAGAGGTTGATGGAGCAGCTTACTGGATGTCAGAGAATGGCTTCTTTGTGTATGATGGTCAATTAAAATCAATGCCATGTTTAGTAGAAGATTATGTATACGACGATTTAAATAGTACCGCTAGAGATCTAATTAATTGTGGTTTAAATAATTTGTATGGAGAAATAAGCTGGTTCTATTGTCAGGATGGATCAGATGTAATTGATAGAGTTGTAACCTATAACTATTTAGACTCTTCTCCTAAGAGACCTATATGGACTACAGGTTCTTTAGCTAGAGCTGCATGGGCTGATTCTTCTGTGTTTTCAAAACCACATGCCACTCAATATAGTGCCAGTGTTAATACCTCGTTCGATGTTACTGGAAACACAGATGGAACTACTGTATACTATGAACAGGAAACAGGGACCGATCAGATTGACGGAGCAGGAACGGTTACTGCGGTTATAGGCACTATTACTTCAGGTGATTTCGATATTACACAAAAAAGAAGTAGTACAGGAAGCGTTGTAGGTATGCCCGACATTCGAGGAGATGGCGAATATATTATGAGGATTAGTAGATTTTTACCAGACTTTATTCAACAATCAGGAAACACTCAAGTAAGTTTTACCACTAAAACCTATCCAAATAGTTCATCGGTCACTACTAATTTTAGTATAGATAGTTCAACAACTAAAAAAGACACAAGAATAAGAGCAAGATCCGTAGCTTTAAAAGTAGCCAATACAACCCACAGTGAGAATTGGAAATTAGGAACATTCAGATTGGACATACATCCAGGAGGTAGAAGATAATGGTATTACAAGCACCAAAATTTTATACAGGGGTTGATAAGGATATATACGAAGGAGGGATTACTGCTATGCCTCTTAGACAATATCGACTTCATGATTATACGGCTACTACAGGGGACGATCCAAAGAATGACCCAGTGACAAACAAGGGAATT